GTGAGTGCAGTCATACCGGTGGGTAGTGTGGATGCTACCCCGACGCCAAACCCAAGCTCACCCGCGATGCCAATCAGGTCGGTGGTGGGTGCCACGGCTGTGCCGCCTGCTGCACGTCCGAACGTTCCTGAGAAAGCGGAGGCAAATGAGCCCCTAAAATTTATTGATCCGAAGCTCATACGGCCTCCTTAGTTAAGGATTAAGGGTGAGTAGAATCAATCGTTACTACACATGACCCTGTGATAATTACTTCCGATGTAGGACTAATAGCAGGAGCCCAGTGACCACCAGCCGGGATAGTAAATGCATCACCACCACCAACTGCTACGGTACATTCGTCTACTGCTACAATGAACAAGTATGATCTACGGTTATCATTAGGATACACTGCGCCTGCAGCCTGGGCCTTAGATACCATTGGTGCTTTATTGTACCATGCCATGATGGACTCCTTTAGTTCTTAGCAGCCTTATCCAGCTCTGCTTGACGCTTACGGATAGCAGCTACTGCTGAACCGATCGCACCGCCGAATACCGAGGCTGCCTTCTGTGCCTTATCTTTCTCTTTGCTTGCCATATACCCTCCTTGCAACCCCGGCTTTTACACCGGGGCTACATTAGGATTATGCAGGTGTAACAACTACAGCTGCGCCACCAACCTTAGTATGGGTGTCAGCAGGCAGCACGCCATTAGACATGAAGAGCTCATAAGCTGCGCCAGTGTCGCGGAGGAAGAACAGACCATCGCGCTTGTTGATCCCTTCCGGGTAAGCGAGGTTCAAGTCCGAGGTTACGTCTGCAACGTCTGCTGAAGGAACTACTGTGAGTCCACCGATGTGATCGTATGCCATGATTTATCTCCTTTGAAGAGTGCCAGTAGCTATGAACCACTAGCAGTTATGCCCGTTAGGGCGTTATGTATTTACTATTCCAGTTCCCATATACGGAGGGAAAGACGTCCAGCACGCTCAGGTGTCTGGTCAGCCCATACGGAGTCAAGCATCTCATACGATGCCTTACGGTACTCATGGCTCCGCAGATACTTGATAGTATTACGGAACTTAAAGAAACCTGCGTCACCTAGTTGATAACACATCTGTAAACATACTGAGAAAGCAGAGGGGTGGATCGTACCCAGCCCAGCAGACCGTAGTCTCTTGGCTGACCGTAGAACGCGCACGAGCATCACCGCCTCTGATTCCTCACGGTCTAACCCATCATCCAAGTTAGTTCCGTAGCCTATGGTGGTAAAGCCAAGGGTATCCTTGTACATGTACTTCCTATAGCCCTCATCAACCTTTAAGGTCTGGACTGTATCTTGGATCGGGTCAAACATTACTTATCCTTTGGGAACAGAATACCAGTGAGGTCTTCTTTCTCCTTAGCGAGTAATTCAATCTCAGCATCAACGACACCGTACCGCTTCTCCTGCAAAGCCTTTACGGCAGCAGCCTCTTCTTTAGCGAGCTTAACTGCCTTGGCCTCACGAATAGCATCACGCTGCTTGAAGTCATCCTTAGCAGCCTTCAGTTGCTTGTTAGCGAAGAACAGTACTCTACCAAGTAGGGCCTGCATGTCCTCGCTCTCAGAGGCGCGTTGTAGCGTACGAACTAGCGATTTGTATAAATCACCACACTGCCCATCAGGATCAGATGGGAAATCAATCTCTTCAAGATGCATTAGTTTCTCCTAGCTGTAAGGGATTTAAACATATTTAAGTTTCCAGTAGCAACAGGCTGACCATTCTTTGCGCCACGTCCGAAGGGATCGCTCATTAACTGTGCGAGCTCTTGGGCACTCTTGGTTCTCATACGGTGGTCAGCATCATGTGCTAATCGATTCACGAAGAACCGAACAGCGGATGCAACAGCGTCAAGTCTATCATCATGGATTAAGGAATCCTTATCACGTGTGATCTTGGTAAGCTGGTGCATAAGCTGGTAAACAGAACGCTTCTCTACCGCGTATTTCTGTGCAGAGGACACATCCTTTTCTATTACTGCTTGATTAATTATTAGACTATGCCTAGCCATAACAGGCTCAAGCACATCTATGATACGCTTCTCTTTCTGGCCGGACTCCCATACGTCCTCAATAACTGGACCCATGGTAATTGTACCGCTAGAAGTCTTAAGGTAATAGTCTGTTAGAAGTGGTCGCCAAGTCTCAGCGAACGCACCGTTACCGAAGTTCTTCTCTACCTGTATGTTGTTAACTCCCCAGTAATACGCAGCAGCAGATAGTGCCGTGAACACGTCCTCCCGGAAACCACCGGGAAGTGGGATGATGTCCATAAGGAAACAGTACCCGTGTAGAAAGAACACAACAGCAGCAACAGTCTCGTCACCGTTCTGACCACCACCTGCAGTATCTATGTACATCATCTTACCTTCGTACGGATACATATCAAGGTGTTGGTACGCGGGGCGGTACATCTCATCTTGTAGCTGTGAGCCAGCCGGGGCTGGGATAAGCAGATCAGGCCGAGGTGCCCACGTAATTTTACCTGGGGCCTCTTCCTCATTAAGATACATGATGATAAGGTCCCTGGACTTCAATGGGAATCTCTCGGAGTCAGACAGCTTAGTACAAAGCATATGCTGCAGCTTGAAATAAGCAGGGCCTTGATCGAGCTCCTTGAGCTGTAGTACTTCTTCATTGAGCCGTGGTCGATACAGTGGCCTTGATCACCGAGTATGCCACCACCTGTTACTAACTTAGGATTAGCAGCAATAGCATTTGTAATGAATGGTGCAAGGGCGTTCCCGTACTCTTTAGCTTCGTCTGGTGTAGGGTAACGTCCTGGCCAGATGCGTATTGTGTAACCACGCCCCGGTAGTCCGTTGTATACAGAGTCAACTGTCTGAGGTGTGCCTAGATAAACTATCCGGCCCTCGGAGCAGATGCTCGTGAAGTCTTTTGTAATATGATACAGTGCATCCCGCTGTGTCTGAGTCAGACCATTCTTAGTGGACTCGATATCATCCGGGATAAGCAAATCCGCACGTGTACCCTGTAGGTTAGCAGTGATTCCCATGCACTTAACGCTTGGGTTCATTCCTGCACCACGCAGAGTATAATGCACGTCGAACGCTTTAGAAGAGGTACGATCACCTGCCGCCATGTCAGGGCGAAGGCACTCAAGTATATCCATTGATTGGATGATCTTGATGATACCAACAGCGATCTCGGTAGCTTTATCACCACCGGCTGACAGAATAACAACACGGTATTCAGGGTTATGGATTAAGCACCACACCGCGAAGATGGAGGTTATCGTGGTCTTAGCCTGTCCACGCTGGGCTTGGATCATAATGTAGCGGCCACCATGCTGCAGGAAGTGACCTATGTCGTACTGCACGTCAGTAGTAACCCACCCGTACAGCATGTACTGTACATCATGTAGGAAGTCTGCGAAGACCGGATACTCTTCCTGTAGTCTCCGCAGATCATCCCAACGTGCAATGGCTGCCTCAGTATCCTCGCGACCTAGCACGTGGCTACCTTAGTATCAGCATCCATCGGAGGAACAGAAGCGAGTCGCTTAGCACGCGCTTGCTTGAGCTGCTCATCCAATTTATTGATCTTATCACCAGCTTCGCCTTGGCAAGTAATCTCGTTATCTTTCAAGAACTTAGCTGTGATAGTGAATAGCGCTGGGCTGACAAACTCGTCATCGTCCAGTGCATTAGAAATGGATTCAGCAAGTTTACCGTGTAGCTCTTGCATTACCTTATGCGTAGCGTTACCGGCCATACTTACCTCCTGTGAGCGTACTGTATGCACGCGGTACAATTACAATAATCTGAAATACTAGATACACTGCTGTAAGAATGTATATCCACTCGCTTAGCGGCATACCTGCGGTATTAAGTGCGGATACTGCTATCGGTGGGGCTACCTTCACAGCTTGTGTAGCGAGTTCATTTGTCATGGTAGCTCCGGGCTTTGTTTTAAAAAAAGCGAAAGTAGTGTGACATTTATTTGTCCTCTGGGCTATTATAGAAGAACCGACCGAACTTATCCACCATATGATAGTACGTCCATACCCTAGCTAGGCGTGGATACATAAGCCAACCACCGATCTTATTGGTGATTGTCTCCATGTTTGTACGGAAGAGTGCATCGGCTTGCTTCCTGGGCATGGCTGACCAATAACAGTAGTCATGTATATCAGCTGCTTCAGTGATTGATAAGCCATAAATAGTATCAGGTATTAGCCATCCAAACCACTTGGGGCCAGCACCATTTGTAATTGCAGCCTTACGCTCTGGCAGCAAACCGAAGTAAGCTGCCGGAGCGATAAGGCCTCTGTCGTTAGTTATCAGAAGTATTGCCATTAGACGCTAGTCTCCAATAAACTTATATTTCACATCAAACCCAAAAAAATCCATCCCTTCGTTAGGGTAATTACCAATACCAAGTTGCGCACCATTTGAATAATGATCCCAACCAGAAACGCAACTGAGACGGTCCGTTATTTTATATTCAGCCTCTAAGCCAATATGAAACTGCTCGTGTCCAGTGATATGGGAAGCAGGAACATCGTTTATGTATGCCACGCCTGCTGTAATGCTTGCTGAACACCCAGTCAAGATAAGGAACGCGGCCAGAATTAATTTAACCATTAGAACCACCGGCCATGTGCGACGTATCCAATTTTAGAGGATGCAGTGGACTGGGTGGAGAACAATCTAATAGAAACCACGGCGGTGGTCATAATTTTTGCACCCCCCGACCAAACAGAACTTCCATTAGCTACACTAGTAACCACTAAACCGTCAGTACTTACAAAAGCCACTGGAAAAGTAAAAGACTTTA